TTACCCCCGCGCACTCTGCGCCCGTTGCCGCCAGCCGTATATTTTATAGACTATGCCTGTCTAAAGGTATATACACCATACCAGAGTAGGTTGACCTCTGCCAACTTCCCCCCCGCATAAAGCCCACTACAGCTAAAGCGGCTACTGATTTTTGCAATTAGAAAATCAGTAGGGGCAACGACTTTATAAACTTGGCTCGTTGCAGCACCAACCATTTTTTATACACAGGTGGGGTTATTCTGTGTCACTCCTATAGAGGTAAGGAATTTTTTCTATATTTAGTTAAAATCTAGTGTCAGCATTTACTTTTTTGTATTGACATTACTTTAAAATTTAGATATAATTTCTATATAGGCGTAGCAAAAGGGACTCATAACCTTTGTCGGTTATAAGTTGATAATTAGTGTCGGCATACATTTTTATTGACATTGTTTCTTTTCTTACGTTTGCGTATGAGGTAGCAGCTCTGAAAAGAGTTGCTACTTTTTTATTTTAACAACACTTGATAAGTTTGTCTAGTTGTGGATAATGTGGATAACTCTGTGTATAAACTATATATAGTATTTAAACAGGGGAATTAGCCTATAAAATCACAAGATATAGTAAAAATAAAAGTTGTAAAAATTTTTAGCTTGACTTTTTAGCAATGGAGCTTATAATTTAAATGTAATTACAAAATGCGTTAGGGGGGCAATGCCTGTTCTCAAACGAATCAAAAGCCGCTCCCGGTAGTTTCTAACGTCGATTAAGTAGCAAGAACATCACAAGAACAATTTTTTTCTTCTTAAAACAAGTATCCTTTCTGTATGATTTATTAAAAAAATCTTAGTAGGTTATCCCTAGAATGCAGCTATACATTCTAGGGATTTTTTCTTTTTATTTTTTTCAAAATTCACTTGACACCTTCTTGTATTCGCTTTATAATGAGAATAAAGGGGGGCTACAAATGAGGTTTGTGTTAATGGCGTTAGGGACTGGTGTTGTTGCCGCAACAGCGGTATTCGACACATTTAGTCAGATATTAAATTTACTTTTTATCACGGTCAGCAACCAGCGACATTGCTTGCTGAATTTACTTTACTTTATAAGCGCAGTTCTTGCGCTGCTGGTGATTTTGAAATGAGGGTCATATTAAATCCTTTAATGCCGAATAAAGACGGTTACTTGACGCCTGTAAAGCCGTCACAAGTCTATCATTGCGATAACATAAATCAATTTGTTACGCAAGTTGTTAAATCCGGCTCGCTCAATACTGAATATGTTGATTTGTGCAACATAGTTGGCTATTCAGAAGAAAAGGCGGATGTTGAAACATTAGTCGAGATTTTGAAAGACTTATTTTTTGAAAAACATCTAGCTTTAACAGTGGATTTTGACGAATAAAAAAAACGCCTGCACAAGACGCACAGACGTAAAAAAGGAGTAAGCCGCTACACATAAATAATATAACTAAATATGTGCTTAATCAAACTTAAAGGATTACTAATGAGAAAGAAGGGCAAAGCTATGCAGATTAAATTCCCATTACTGAACGCAGAAGATATAGAGATACGCGTTAACCGTATCATTAAGTGCTATGCCGAGAATGCACAAGGCGAACGTGTTGAATACTACAAGGCAGATTTACTGCTTTATAAAGACGCTCGTGTTGATATGTACTATCTTGATAGATACGTCGGGGCGGATAGCTGGCAAAGAACGCACAGGGCAGAAGGGAACGACTTTATTTGTGGAATATCCATAAAAAATGAAGCCGGAGAATGGATAACTAAAGAAGATGTAGGCGAATTATCCAACGTCGCAGCAAACAAGGGGCGCGCTTCCGACGCCTTTAAACGCGCTGCTACTAATTGGGGTATAGGGCGGGAATTATACAGTTCCCCCAAAATTCAGCTCATACTAAAAAAATATGAAACGTATATCAACAATCGAACGAAAAATGTAGCTTTAAGCAATGATATTACTTTCTTCGTTTCAGAAATTGAATACGACGAAGCAAAGCGTATTATTAAAGCTCTTGTGATTAAAGACGGGAACGGTAACTATCGTTTCGCCTACCCGGACGCCAAGCGCAACGAGATACAGAAACGAATCGAAGCAGCGCAGCAAGTCGGCGCATTAGTTGCCGCCAGCGTCGAAAAAGGCAAAGAAAAGCCGTTGCCCGAAATTATCCCTGTTAAGCGGGAACGGGCAGAAGAAGCACCGCCAATTATTAAGCCCAAAAATACGCCGCCACCTAAAGATGATGACACACGGAATATGTGTATCATGTGCGGTGTCGGCATAAGCAAAGCCGTAGCAGCTATATCTAACCGTAAAGTTCAGCAGACAGTTTGTTTGCAATGTCGAGAAAAAATATTGAAAGGCAGGTATAAAAAGTGAATTTAAAAGGTATCATTTCAGGTGTCGTTTGCGAAAAATGCGGGGCAGTAAAGCTGTTCCCATTTTCAACAAAAGGTCAGACAAAAATCAAAGCCCGGTCTTTAGGCTGGACTATTTCTAAACAAAAGCAAGTCGGTACCGAATGGCGTTCTGTCTGTAAATGTCCCGATTGCGTGAATAACGGTTAAGAAAAAGCCCCTAGCGTCGATTGTGTGACACGCTAGGGGCTTTTAATTTTATCTTGCTTATGTTTCCTTGTGTTGATGATGTGAACCTCTCCCACTTAAAATTACTTTGTAATTTTTGAAGTGGGAGCTTCTTCTTGGGAAGTAGTTGCTTTTGTTAGCCAACTATATTTACCAAGCTAACCCCGTAGTTCCTACGGTTCTTTTTATTTTTAGACTGCTTGTTTTATTCTTAGACCTTCAGTCAATATATTTTTAGCTGCGTTTATATCTCTATCGTGATGAGTATGACAAACTGAACAAGTCCACTCTCTTACATCAAGAGTTTTCTTGCCATCTTTATAACCACATACAGAGCATATTTGACTTGATGGATAAAATTTATCAATTTTTATTATCTCTTTACCATACCATTTCGCTTTATACTCAAGTTTATTTACAAAACTAGCCCAAGATACATCAGATATAGATTTTGCTAATTTATGATTATGAAGTAATCCTTTTGTATTTAAGTCTTCAATACAGACTTCATTTTTTCCCTCTTTTCTCGTTCCAATCTTTCGCGCACTCGTCACATAGCACCTCTACTGCATCTAAAACTGTTGCTGTACCATTACGAACAACTTTCCCGCAGTTTGTGCAATTCAGCTCCCAGCCATTACTTAAAAATTCTTTTGCTGGTATTATTTTACTGGCTCCATATTTATCAGCCCACGGAACACGGTAAACCCGCATTTCTGTAAATTCTCTATCATGTTCGGAAGCAAGTAACGCTTTAGCTTTTCCCGGTGTAGCCGCCCAAACTACATGACTTTCGTCATAATCTTCGTCGTCCCATCCATAAGCTTTTAATTTCATTCTTTATCACCTTCTATTGTGGGAATAATTTTAAATACCCTATTAGTAGCACATTCAAAGAATTTATCAGCTTGATACTTGTCGACATATTCTTTGGCTTTTTCTTCCGCTTCTACTCTGTTGTTTGCTTCTACTTCAAAGTCAAAAGCATATGTTTCAATTAATTTTACACTATATTTTTTCATGGTTATTCTCCTGCTAAATATTCATAGTCCTCTTTTAAATGTTTTTCTGCTTCAAAATACGATTTATAATATTTTCCCGCTTTTTTTAAAAGTAAAAACTTTATGTCATTTTTATCAAACAATGTTTCTGTATGGATAACACCTTTATCCATTCTGTCGTCAACAGCTACGTAAAAATATACGTCGCCTATTTCGGGCTGCCACGGTTTCTTTTTGACATAGTATAAGCCAGTTAATAAACCTAACAATATAGTGGGGCAAAAGTTTTCATCCTTTTTAGAAATTAAAATGTCATTTGTGTATGTTGGAGTGTTTTTAAAGAAAAATGCTTCATTATCTTTATATACTTTACTGCCGTTTTCGTACACTATTGTAAATTCTTCGCCTAATTCTAAATTGTTTTCATTTAAAAAATATTGAATATATTTACTTACCATTATTATCACCGTCCATTTTAGCCCCGCAGTAAGGGCAGATTTTATATTTTTTACTGCCGCTGTAGATCGGTACACGCTCACCACATACGCTACAATCACAGATGGGGTGTTCAGGGTGTTCAATCCAATGCCCATGCTTGCGTTCTTCTACTGTAGGTGCTTTATCTATTAAAAATTGAAAAACGTTTAATGCTTTAGCCAAACGAAAATCAGCCTTTGCATAAGCGCATAACACTTCATTTGCTAGTTCCATGCTTAAAGCTTTTCTATCTATCAATTCCATATTATTCACCTTATATCTCCCCCCGCGCAGCCGTTAATCATTATGGCGTTACCTTCAATATCTCTCTGCAATTCTTTTTCGCCGTTTTTATGGGCAAGACAAAAAAACTTGCCTAAATACTGATGTTTTTTTAAAAAATCGCAATCTTTCGGGCATAATGCGGGCTTAAAAAGCTGTATCTGCTGCCCACATTTTGGGCAGTAAACAGAATCGCTGTTATTCACCGTGTCCGTGATGTGATAATCACATTCAGGGCAAAAATCTACTCTTTCCCCATTTCTTAATTTAAATCTCTTGCTATATTTTATAATCGTTGGCACGAATTTCTATTGTATGAATTTCAAATTTTTGCACATAGCCGCACTTGTTATATATCGCCTGTGCGCCTTGTTTCGCCCTTGCAAACGTTTTATAAAGCTTGACTTCTTTATTGATTGTTGGAACGTGTCCCGGTACATATATATCGCCGTGAAGTCCTATTGTTCCAGTGTAGTAACCTAAATTATTACCTGTGCAATTTCTGAAATTATGGATTAAATAAATCGCATACCGGGTATGTGAATCTAGTTGAAAAAAATCCCCGTACTGCTTTGCCGCCGTCAAGGTCGGAAAAGATTTTATCATTCTATCACGAAAATATAATATGTAGTGTCGGTTCACTTTTTCTATCGTGATTAAATGGCTATGTGACATTTTATAGCAGTCATTTACTTTATCTTTAATCCACATTCGGGTAAATCTCCCTTATAATGATATCTGTATTTATTCGGTACATTTCGCGAATAGCAATCGTATTTTCTTGGCGGTACTTCAAACTAAAAAGTTTTATATAATCTTTTGCTATTTTCAATGTTATCAAAATCTAACTTTTCTTGTACTTCGCCATTAACAACAACGCAGTATATCTTTTTTACAACAGCGTTACTATTTTGCATTTTTTATTCCTCTCCTTCTTTTATAATATAGTCATTCATTATATAACTTGTGAACACATTCGCTTCCTGAATCATTACAGTTTTATTTTTGTAAAAAGGTTTAAAAAGCTCTATGAAACTTTCAGCTTCTTCACGGCTGTTAAATGTATAGCATTCTGTGTATCCGTCTGCTATGATGTAGTATGCTTTTGCTTTTGTAACACAAACACTTTTCATTTTTATTCTTCGTCCTCGTCTGCTTCTTCAATTTTCGGGTAACGCATATCAAGATATTCGCAGTCTATAATATCGCCGTCCTCGTCTACTTCAATTTCTTGTAATAAAAGACAGTCAACCTCGGCGAATTTTAACCCACAGGAATCGAATTTATGAATGTGAAGTAACCCGCTTTCTTTTTCTAAAAAGTCATACGCTTCGCTTTCGGAATCGCTTTCAAATTCCACAGCGGGGTCATGGTTATCGAGTAATTCTACTTCTTCTAAACATTGCAATTCTTTTTCTCTAACTTCCGCAGTCCATTTTAACACTTGATAAGATTTTTTCATTTTTCATACCCCTTTTATTTTTTTATTTTTGTTTTGTTTTTTTCTTACCTCTTGTCTATATTATAGCCCCCCTTTGTCCTGTTGTCAAGTGTTTTTTTGAAAAATTGCAAAATAAAAAAGCAGGGCAAAAGCCCTGCTTTTTGTAGAGGGGGTGTAACTGCCAGCCTGTCAAACTGATGCGGTTACGATGTTTTTGACTCTTTTAATATAATAACTCAACTGAAAAAATCTTGTCTGCACGTTTGTATTTGTTGACGGCGTCCCGCGCTTGCTTGAAGCGGTTGTACGCGGATTGTTGCAGCAAGGCGGATTTTAATAAAATGCTTTCAAAGTCGCCTACCGTTAACGTTACAAGCTCATATTCTCCCGCTTCATTTTTTGCCCTAAAAAGGTTATCGCCTTTCATTTTTGCAACTTCATGTGCCGAATTAAATTTAATAATATTGTCTGTGTCCCTGTCAATGTAGTAAGTCTTACCGTTGACTTCGTACTTTGTGGGGACTACTAATTCGGACTGATATTCTTGATATAGCTGGCTAATGCGTATAGCTCGGGCTTCATCCGTACTGTAATTTAATTCTAATTTTAATATATTTAACGCGCTACACTGTTCATCTGTCAATGTGTTTGGAAGTGATACATTCGGCATAGCTCGCCGCAACGCGTTAATGCTGGTGTAGTCAGTCCCTTTGTATCTATACACTGTTTTCTTATTCATTTTCAAACCCCTTTCTTAACCGCTATACGGCAGGACTACTGTTTCGCATACTTGGATAGAAAAGCTGTCCGTATTATCCACTATTGCTATAACATTAATTATATTGTTCGCATTTGCCGTTAAGGTCGGCGCAACACCTTTAGGGTAGTAGACTGCGCTACCCGTCGGGAACGTCCAAGTTACCGCCGGAGCAGTAGCCCCCACAGGTAACCAAAAGGTTAACGTCTTACACATATAAGGCACACTTCCTACGGTCGCTTTGAAGTTCATTTTTGAAAAATTCATATTTAAGCTCGACGGGTTATTGATCGAACAGTTAATCAGATAGCAATTTGCTGCGGATTGATAACTGATAGTATTCCCAGTGTTCGGCGTTGCGTAGTAAGTATTTTCCGCTGTTCCCGTAAAGTAAAGGCAGCTTTCATTGTTCCCAGCTCGAATAACGCCGTTAGACGTGCCAGTATTTAACGTTGAGCCAACCGTTAAGCCCTGTGATATATAAAAGTTACCATTGCTATCAATGCTGCTTGTGTTGCTGGCTAGGTTGTTCGGCGTGAATAGTATCTGCCCATTACTGTCTGTCTTTATAGTTACATTATTGTTATTTCTGTCAACTTCTAATATCTTAAAGTTTCCAACTTGCAAGGCTGCATTTTTCGTATAGCTGATAGCAGAATTATTCTGTAAAGAAAATATACTGTAGTCAGTGCTAATGGCTTCTGCTTGATTTGAAAGCCGCATACCTGCCGTGTTATCGGCTGCCTCGGGGTAAAAACCTATGATTTTGCTTGTACCGCCGCCACCTACTCTTAAACCACTTGAAGTGCTATACTTTAGGATATCATTAGATAAAAAGTCAAGTGTAGCCGTCGTTGCAGTACCGCCTATTGTGGCAACTTCTGTTGCGCCAACGTTAAAAAAGTGTGCCAGTCCTTCTGTTGCTGTATAATACATTGCTCCGGTGGTAGTAGAATTTATCTTTGCTTGCGTTGTTGCGCTATTAGGCTTCATGCCTAATGTGATAGTTCCACCAATGCCAGCAAGTGCGCCGTCCCTCACTGTTATAGGTTTATTAAATGTGTTCGTTCCTGTAAAGTTGTTATCTCCTGCGGCGGTAACATCACCGCCGCCGCTTGCCTCAATGGTTATGTCTTTCGTTCCGTCGAAAGCCACGCCGTTTATTGTGCGGGAGGTTTCTAGTTTCGTAGCTGTATTTGCATTACCTAACCATTTTGCAACACCGACATTTGTTATTCGCGCAAATTCAAAGGCATTATGTGAAAAGATTGCTGTTTCACTTTCGTTAGTAGTTATGGATGTAGACGCAGTATTATTGCCAATTTTGAAATAGTGTCCAGTGTTTTCTGTAGCAATATAGTTTAATGCCCCTGTTGTGCTAGCTATGATATTCGCTTGTATTGTTGCTGTACGGGGTTTTACTCCTAAAACAATTTGTCCTTGACTGCCTGCCGCTGTGCCGTTTGATACTATAATGTTTGCTCTGAAAGTATTTAAAGCGGTAAAGGTATTGGCTGAATTTAATTGAGCGTATCCACTTAAATCATGGTTGCCGCCTAGAGTATCCCATTGTGCGCCGTCCCATGCTACATTGTCCCCCGCTTTAATACCGTGGTCAGGGTCTGCCGTTTCAATGTTCCACACGTCGCCTACTTTCTGCCCTGTAGTCGGTAAATCGGCGTAGGTAGCAACGCTGCCTTTATATTGATATACCGTTGTTAATCCGAGTTGTTCCGCGGTTACTTTGTGCGGATTATTAAAGTCAGCTTCATGTGTAGCAAGGTTATTCGCCACAGTAGTTATTTTTTTGGTTAAGTCTGTTGTATTTCCGTCAATATCTGCTTTTGTAGCCAGCTTATACCACTCTGACCAGCTGCTAACGGTAGCCGGGTCACTGTTTTCTACAATTTGCCCGAAACGGTTATAAATCGCTCCGGTCGTTTTGCTCACCCATAGCTGTTTACATACGCTGTCATTATAATCGTTATCAACGTTTAAAAAGCCCGGGTTTGTTTCGGGCGCGTTAGGATTATTAGAAGCTTGTAAATACCAGCGATGAATATCAACTAATGTGTTTACATCTGTCGCTTCTGTCAAATTGTTATAGTAGTTTAAGACGCTTAACTGTTCGATTTTTGTCAATGCGTTCTCTGCTTTTGTTAACGCATTTGCAGCTTTATTAGCGGCAGCGTCAGCGGCTTTTTGCGCTGCGTCAGCGGTTTTTTGCGCTGCGTCAGCGGTTTTTTGCGCTGCGTCAGCGGCTTTTTGCGCTGCGTCAGCGGCTTTTTGCGCTGCTGCTGCGGCTGTAGCGGCAGCAGTTCCAACGCTTAAAGCATTGTTTGCAATATTCAATGCAGTATCAGCGGTTTGTTGCGCTGTTTGAGCCGCGGCAAGTGCATTATTCGCCGTTTCTAATGCTGCTAAAGCTATGTTATAAGCCTGTTGTGCTATTTTTAACGCTTCATCTGCGACTTGTTCCGTTGCATATGCTACGTTGCCTATATCGTTAATAGCGTCCTCTGTTTGTTGCTGAAAATATAAACCGGGCAATGCACCTTCTACCGGCAGGTATTTGAATTTATAGTATTCTCTATTTAATATCTTATTATTTATGTCGTCAAGTAATCTCGCATTTCTCATACGGGTCGAGTTGACTATATTGTTAATATCCATTTTTTCACCCCTTCATTAATCGCTTATTAATGGTAACCAGCGCACCCACTGCGCCCCACTCACCGAATAGGTAGCACCTTTGGGTACTGGAAACGATATCGAACAGCTTCCCTGTCCGTATTTACTTCTGCCTGCGGTACTCATTACTGTTAAACCATTTACGTACCCGCTTATAGTAGTGTTTGAGTAACTCATGGCGGTTATAATTCCGTCTGTAGTTGCAGTGCCACTTGCTGAAACACTTGAATAACTGCCGAAATGTGTTGCCACAGGTTTGGGTATCTCTCCAATGGATACGTCTATTTTATCTTGTACTTGTTCAGGTGTGATACCGCCTATATATGGCAAAAGCTCTTGCCAGTATGTTGTATCAATGCCCGGAGTTTTTAGCCCTGCCGCCGTATCTACGCCATTAGCAAGAATGCACATATAAAGCTTGTTGTTGTGATTTACTAGGCAGTTTGCAGAATACTGTAAAGTCGTCTTGTAAGTCATTAAACCGCCGCTTTGCTGCCAGTAGGCAAAAGCAGATAACATATAAAGAATACCGTTAAAGTCCGCCCGTGTCGGGGCTATGCCTCCTGCCTTAATTGGGACTTGCGTTATAGCAGGGAAGCCGTTCGTCTGTGACGCTAATCCCGTTGTTTCGTTATTCGTTGCCGGAATGATGTTTTTTGTCCCTTCGTTTGCAAAGGGTCTTTCAAATAAATACAATGGTTCTTGAACTACTGGTATAGCCATTTTAACACTTCCTTTTTTCTTTATTCTATAGATTGGGGTACGGATCAAAGACGCCATTATTGAATGGTTGAAGCAGGCTGCCGTTAAAACCAAACGTATTATCGGTATCAATCATTACCAGCGACCAGCCTACGCCTGCGCCTACTATTAAATTCGCGCCTATCCTAAATACGGCAAGCTGAACATCTGTTAAATACATTGTGAATACGAAGCGAACGTGCATGGGATAGTTATTGTAAAACGTCCCGTCCTCTCTTTGCTTTTCGTCGATAACGTTGAATACAACGCCGCCCAGCTCCGGGAAAAGCTTGTTCAGCATATAGTTAAGCGTTGCAAGGCTTGCGTCGGTGATGTTAGCTAACGCTTTATAGTAAAGCAGTGAGCGGTATTCATCATCTTCTAACGTGAATTTTTTCCCGTTAATAGGGTCTGTTATCGTTCTGCCAATAACAAGGATTTCGCCCCATGTATCAAGCCCGACGCCATTAGCCGTCGCTATATTAAATATGTTATCATAAAAAACTAGCATATCTTTACTAGGGTCGATATTCGCGCGAAAATCATCTAAAATCTGATAAATAGTTGTGCTGCTACCGTATTGACTTTGGATATACGGTTGTAGTTCAACACGTATATTGTCGCACTCGCGCACATCTTCTTGCCCCCTAAAGTCCATATTTAAGCCCCCTTAATCTAGTACAGTAATCGTGATATTGCTTTCGCTCATTACTGGTATCTGATTAGCTGGAATATCAACGCTATCAGTCCATTCTGACCCGCTAGGGTATGATATCTCAATATTTTCAAGGTTATCTACACCGACGTCAACTATATCGGCGTAGAAGCGGCTTGCGTAAATCGTCTGTGCCATTTTCGCGCGTCCGTATTTATTTAATTCGCCGTTGAAGTTTTGAAGAACAACTTTTTTAATTTGTTCTTCGTAATTGGTCGGAAGCGTCGAAGTTTTCCTTATCTTTACAGACAGCGCGAATGTTGTTGTTGTCGGTATCTCAATGTAGTAAACGAATTCATTGCCTTTTTCATCTACATAAGCGATTTTTGTGTTTCCCGAAATTCCACAGCCGCCGTCAATTTTTTCGTGAATCGTTTTGGCTATACTCTCTATGTTCCCGCCATAGACGCTACAGTAAATGCTATGCGGGGGCAGTGTGACGCCGTAAAGCACTTTGTCCGTGTCACCGCGGTTTTCTAAAACCGATACGGCTACTACGTCGGAAAGGTTAGCTAGTGCGCCCTCAACCGCCGACGCTATGCCGTGGGCGTTCTGTGCTACGCTGGCACGTCTGCGCTGCTCAAATTCTGCCTGCGTTTCGCTGTTTCGTCCGGTGACGCCTGCGGCTAGATTGGTTATGCTGTCCCAGCCGGGAACAACGGTAACTATCTTCGTAAGCTGCCCTACGCCTATTTCAATAGCCCCACGCTGGCTACAGCGGAAAATAGCTGTAGCTGTTCCGTCCTCTCCTATGGTCGTTACTGTGACGTTCGTATATGTGTATCCCTTTTGGTCTTGGACTATAGCTCCATAGGGTATAACTGTGCCGTATGCGCCTTTGATGTTGCCCGTAACAAGGGTTGCTATGGCTATATGGCGTTCAATGAAGTAAATGCCTGCTAGTGCGTCCTGCCATATTCCAAGCGCGGTTTTTGGATTGAACATATTCGCAAGATAAAGAATCTCACTATCTTTCCTGTTAATTAATACCGCCTGTCCGTCAATGAGCTGCCCCGCAGGTGTTTCGGGGGCTGTGTCAAGCAATGGCTTATCGGGGTCTGTCGCGAATGCTTTTTGCCATTGAGTTACAAGGTTAGCCCGTATCGCTGCCGTTCCGCTCGATATAAGCCCCGTATCCGGGTTGAATGTTATCATTGTTAATCCCCCTTAATCGTTTAATCTAAATGGATTGATATGAAAAGCGATCATAGATTGCCCCGCAGTCCCCTTGAATTTCCAGCCTAAATAAATTCGCAGATAAAACCATTTGCAATATTTTTTTGTGTAAAATATGCTCCATGTTTTATTTAAAAATATTCGATTATCGTTAACGACAGCGATATAGCATTTGTCGTTTTCAGCATAGTTATAGTCAACGTATGTTTTTACCTTATCAGCTAATACATAACGCCCGCAAACCTCATAAGAAAAGCCATAAGCAGTATTTCTGTAAAGCCAAACATTTCGGCAAATATAACGCTGAATTTTTTCCCATATAGTAAAATTCGGGTCTAATATCTCTACGTATCCCGGCTTCATGGCGTATTTATTTTTGAATTCAGGGGTGTATTTATAATGCTTGTCAAAGTCATATCTAAACAGCTTTGGAACGCCGCTGTTAATTGTATGCGGTATGTCGATACAATTATCGTAAGTCTGCCACCAGCGCAGAGGATATGGAAGTTCTCCGTGTTCGTTTGAGAATAATATTACAACTGGATTAGTTACATAGCATATCAGCGTAAATATGATATCTAATATTAGATAAAAAATGTAAGTCATGTTTTCGCTCCTTAAAAGTCAATTTGAACGTTTTCACTTTCCAAGACTGTTGCTTGTACTTCACCGCCCATGACACGCCCGCTTTCATCAAATGTTAAGTCAACTTCTGCGCCTGTTACTCCGTTCACATTCAGAACGGTTTCACGTATGCGAGTTCGCAGGATAGGGGCGGCAATCGCAGGGGCTTTGCCCAGCTCGATTTCAAAATGTGGAATCCCGCGCGTTTGTGCTAAATAAGCGTCGTTTTTGAACAGCCTGACTGCGTTCGCCGCATTCTGTGCTATAGCATATGCGCCGGATACTAACGCTATCTGTCCGCTTGCGTCACTAAATATATCCCACTTGTCATTAAGGTATAGCGTACGCCCTATATCGCCGGGCGTAAAATACGGGTTCATTTCAATTCCATATTTACCTGTGACGTAAATAGGTTCTTGGATATTGGGCGGCTTTGGCGGTTTCGGTTTATCTTTAGCTTTAACTTCAATCTGATACGTATTATCAATATCTATTGAGCCTGTAAGTGGTTCAAACGTGTATATCTGCGTTATAGGTTGTAAGTTAACTCCCACAACGCGCATTGTTTCACCTTTGATATAGCTGCTTTCATCAGATTTAGACGTAACATAACCTTTTATAGTCGGATATGCTTCGTCTGCTCTGTTTTGCGCTGCTGACGAAAAATCCGCTTCGTTTGGGCTGGACGTAACAAACGCTTTTAATTCAACAACTTCTGCCATGTTTACACCCCCTAACTTTTTCTAAAATAACTGGTTTCTTGTGTTTTAGAGTTTTTTTGTGACTTCTTATTCATTCTTTCGTATATTTTAGGCAAGCATTCTTTACATATATAATAAGTCTTATGATATGCGGGCATTTCAAAAGCCCACTCAATAGGCTTTATCTTACCGCACGAAGTACATTGATGTATCATTTTAGCAATTCCCCTTTTTTAGCGCAGCTTCAACCTCTTTGATATGTAACTGGTTTTCGTTTCGGATTTCTAAAACGGATAATTTAGTAATGCAATCTATACATATACCGAATTTGTTATTAAAGTAGTAGTAACCAGTAAGCAAAGGCTTATTGCAGCGGCAGCAAATTCTATCTATATCCATTTTATCACACCTTAACTTTTGATATTTAAATTAAATCAAGTAATATTAAGTAATCTGCATTCGCATGAAAAACAGTATCTTCTAATATTGGCAAAAACCTATCATCTTGCACTGTTATTTCATATACCGTTTCCGCATACAAATTCACAGGAACGCCAACGGTAGAATTTACTTTTGCATAGTAAGTTAATTCTTCTGTTTTAAAATCTGATATCTTAAAAGTTACAGGTAGGTCTATAATTCCCGGCTGATAATCAGGGCATTTCAGATAAAAATTTATAGTTACTACAGCGGGTATGTCCCCCCCGAATTTGCAATCAATAATCTGCGGCTAAACATTAGCTTGTCAACTCCGTTTCAGTAAAGCTAAAATTTAATAAATTCTGCGGGTATAAATTGCCTACTTGTGCGCCGGGCTTTATTGCTACAATAAAAAACAAACAGCTATTTACAGAGGTTATTTTATTTGTAGAATTTATAGCAAGAGGATTGTTTGGCGATATCGCAGCGTATATATTACTTCCGTCTAAAGCCTGCAAGAGTGCTGTTTTATCTTGAAACAATACTGGTCTAACTTGGCTTTGCTGTGTTCCTATCGCGGATATAATAATCGTACTGGACTGATACCCCGCTGTTAATGTTCCGCTAGATATTTCAAAGCCTGCCTCTGTTCTTAAATATAACGGGAATCCGATTAAAGGGCAAAAATTCGCAACACCTACTGTTGAGGTTGGGTACGAGATGATATCTGTAAATGTATTTACAGTGCCTAAACTAAAAGGACTGCTTATGTCGACTTCTTCACCGTCCGCTGCTCCTATAGTGCCACCAGTGTACCAGTGTAAATGATTTGCCATTTTTTACACTTCCTTTCTATTCTATACTATGAATTAAATCTATAACATAGGCATAAATTTTTATTGAAGTATCTACCGTAGCCCCGTCACTTGCTGTTGCGTAAAAAGTAAAGGTTAATTCTTGATTGACATCCGAAACTGTTTTTAATACGGTTTCAAAATACCCCCCTGTTAAACCTATCGTTTGCGTAATTGAGTTGTTGAATGAAGTTATACGGCATTTAGTAAATTTATCGGCATTAATTCCAACTAAAACCTGTCTATAACTTTCTCCCGCGTCTGCTCTGATATACACCTTAACGCTTTTGCTTGCTGCCGTGCTACCCGACGGGAAAAGCCCTGTAGCTGTGATAGGATTTATTGATGTAACTTCTGTACCGTCTTTTTGCCCTGTTGTCCCGTCTATATAGAATCTAATCATTTTCTAGCCCTCTTTCTACCTTTTTTATCGCACAATCAATAATGTTTTTTAAATCAATAAATATATTGGTGTTGCAGTCAGGCGCGCAAGACATTTCTGCTTCTATCGCTGTCATACATTCATTTAACAGCTTTTCTACGACTTTTTTGTCATAAGTTATACTTAATGCCGTTTTTCTAAATTCTTGGCAGTATATATCTAGCTTGCCTGTTATTTCTTTATCATTGTCAGGAATATCGATTTTTATCGCCTTAATATAAGCGTTGCCGCTTAACATCAACAGTTCATCCTCACATTTTAGTATAATCATTTTATCAGCTCCTACCCCTCTGTTAATACTGTTTCAACATATTTTAGCAAAAATCTATTTAATACGGTTTGTCCGAATTCTGCACCTTCCGGAATATTCGAACGTACATAGAATAATGTGTTTGTATCTCCTATATTTGCGAATTCTAACTTTTGACCCCACGTGTTCCCGTCCTTAGATATCTGTAACCATTCAGGATTACTGCCGATAATAGAAAGCGAAACGTTATAAACATTAGTCGTTAACGCCGCCCGCAGCGCATAAGGCACGACGTTGCCTAACTCGCCTTTTTCCCCTGTGTACTTCAAGATATCGCCTGTAGTGATTAGTGTTCCGTTTGTTCCGCCGGATGTAACACTGCCGTTATAAATGCTTAATTGCGCCATAAATAAGCCCCCTTTTATTTTTTATTTAACTATGTTATAATTTTAGCGTAGCATAGTCATATCCCTTATTTTTTTTCATTCGACAAAACCTCTGCAAAATTAGCAATCGGCAACGGTTGCTTTTTTTGCGTCCGGCTGCTATAATGTAGACATTCACAGTCAGCGGTGATTGCTGGTAACTAAAAGGGTCACAGAAGCGCAAATGCAACGCACATTTGCGTTTTTCTGTTTTATATGATAGAATAAATCCGGTACATATCAGGTTTATCTCCCCAACGATAAAGCTGGTAGTAAAAAAGCCCTGCGGGGCTTTTTTTATTTTTGTTTACATTATACCATATATGCGCTATAATAAATATGGTACAAAATTAAACCGCCTTTTTATCATGTGACGCAAAACAAGTTAAAAAGCAGCAGACAAAAGCAAAGTTAACGCTTTGCTTTTTCTGTTTTTATGCTATAATATTTATGTGGCGTCAGCTCTCCGGTTGAATTAAAATAAAAGAAGCAATCATAAAAGGTTGCTTCTTTTATTTTTCTGTGTTATAATATTTTTAGATTTTGATACCACAAAATCTCTACAAAATTAGCAACTGGAAACGGTTGCTTTTTTTGCGTCCGGCTGCTATAATTAAATATGCAGAAGCTGCCCCTTCTCGCAATCCTTTTTAAAACAAAAAAACACCCTGCTTTTTAGCAGGGTGTTTTTTTACTTCGTCACTTGTGCAAGTCCTGCGCCGATAATTAAAAAGCAAACGCAGAAAAAGACGAAATTCATAATTAAGCCGTTTTCTTTTAGAACAGTAAAAAACTTATCCATGATATACCCCCTCTCTTGAACGCTGTTTAGGTTACAGCGTTTTATTTTTGCTTGTATATGTAATTGTCCTAAAAGTATTTTGAGGCGATTACAGGGCAAATATGAGTGTCATTCTTTTCCTGTTGACCCAAAACCGCCCTTGCGGACTTCGTTTGTATCGTCGCTGTCGCATACAGCATATTTAACAAAAATCCCTTGCATAATTCGTTCGCCTTTTTTAAAGCTCACGATTTCATCACTGTTATTTTGTAGGCAAATACCTATATTGCCGTCGTTGTCGGGATTGGAAAAATAATCGGCGTCAATAATTCCTGTCCCATTCGCTAGTGTTACATGATGTTTAATGCCTATTGAGCTGCGAATATATAGCATTAACACTTCATCATCAGGCATAAACGCTTTAACGTTTGTTGGAATAATAGCCGATACGCTGCGGGGATTTAAGCGCACATCACAGGGTAGCACGAAGTCATAACCTGCGCTTTTTGCTGTTTTCCTTTTCGGCAGCACTGTATCGGCAGGGGCATTTTTTACGGGGTAAAATTTGCGGGAAACTTTTTCTTCTTCTAAAATTCCGAATTTTACCGGGGCTTCAATCTGATTAGAATTTTCCATGTTATCACCTTTAAATATTTCATTTATTTTGTTTTGCAAAAGTTTGCTCGGATTATCTACGATGATTTTTTCACCATTCGTTAATCTAATAATAACTTTTATCACGTTATTTTTCAAGTTTCGCGTTTCGGTAACGTTAGTTATGCTTCTTATTTGATTAATGTTTTGAATTATTTTTAAAGCTCTGTTCTCTGCTTTTATCTGCTCTCGGTAGGATTGTTTAAATTGGTTATCAAAAAAAGATTTAAAATTATTGCCGCTAGATGTTTGGTCAATAACTTTTTGGATCGATATATAGTCTTTTGGTATTCGGCATTTCGTGATTATTTCCTCGGCTGCTTTTGCAGCTTCTATATCACTGCTATATTTACAACATTTTCCTCTCAATAAGCAACACCGCGGTTTAAGCTTGCTGTTTTGTTTAACTATTTCGCCCATGTAATACCCTTTTGTTTCGATTTCAATATAATAAAAACTCACAACTTCAACTCCTTTGATATGTCACATAACTTTGTACGCTTTCAAGTTTTTCATCTGTTATACCTTCTATCTCTGATGATTAAATCCATATCTAGGCTATCCAGCAGCTTTATTAAATCGTTAATGTTGACAAAACCTCTTTTAAAACGGTCGTGTAAGCCTGTTTCATTGATATTCATTTCTGCTGCAACTTCTTTTAAATACCTCTTGTCCCTGCGTACCAGCCTTTTGACCCATGCTTTAAACGCTACCGGGTCAGCTAATTTCTCGGCAGCGTTCCATTCTTTCAGTGTTGGTTTTTCAAACTTCACTTTATCACCTGCCTACTTTCTTTTTTAAATAGCAATCCATTTTTTGTTGTCGATTTTTTCTCCCCATTCTACCGCTTGATATCCAACCACGTAAGCGCACTTTTTAGCTATTTTCTTTGCAGCATTTAAAGCGCGCTTTTCGGTTGAGTACCATTTTATAAATTCAACTTTGGTATTGTCCGGGGCAAAGCACCCCACGGGCGATAATTCAAAGGCAACTTGCTTTACATTTCCGAAATAATAATATCCTCGTTCGCGTTTATAAAAATCGTTTATGAAAGCTATCGCAAACATATCCTACCTCTTTTTTACTTCCTTTTGCAATAATTTTTGTAAAGCTATTTCGGCGCCATGCCTTGTATTAAATGTTTCTGAAATTGCCATTATAAAACTTTTGGTAACGAATCCCTTTAACTCTTTTGGGACTGGAATTTCTTTCATAACACTATAATGCGTTTTTCCGTCTATAGCATAACGGGCTTCCGTTTTCATAATGCTATATTTTTTCATTATTAAGTGTTTATTCATATGTTTCTACTCCTAGCGTTTCTGCATATGCTTTAGCGGCTTTTAATGTATCGAATGCCTTAATAAATGTATCGTTGTCATATATTTCCCAGCCATTTTTGGGGACTTTAAAACTCCTATTTTGTATCCATTTTGATTCCGTATCTATTTGTTTTCGACTTTTCTTCTGCTTCTTCAAACGTTGCGAATGCGGTTAAATTTCTAACGGTAATATTACTAACATTATTGCCATATTCTATATTAAATTTATAATGCCCTGAATAAATAAACTTTCTCCCCTTTTTCTCGACGGTCAATATTTTAATTTCTGACGGTTCAGCTAGAATAGTATTATCAAAAAGTACAAATATTTTATCGCCAACTTTTATGTTTTTTAATGTTTTCATCTTCTGCACTTCCTTACGATACTTTTTCTGAACGCCGTCATTACTTCGTTAATTGTGTTTTCGTGAATTGTATATTCACTAAAATAGTTTTCAAAAATATAATCGCCGTCAGCTTTCAGACATAACCAGTAATCTTCACTATCTTTATAAAAATCTCGAATGCTGCTGTAATATTTTTTGGGTACATACTTCATTAATGGTTTAGTCATGGTATCGCTCCCTTTATTTTTGTTTTTTCTTACCTCTTGTCTATATTATAGCCCCCCTTTGTCCTGTTGTCAAGTCTTTTTTTAATCACAAAATAAAAAGCAGGGCGTTTGCCCTGCTTACTGGTATTAATGGGGTAGTTTTTTATAACATTCTATGCACAGAAGCCCTTTTTCCTGCTGCCTTTTCCCGCATTGAGTGCATAGCCCGGCAGCTTTGAGTTTTTCCCGCCGCTGCTTTGCATATTCAAGCCGCTGCGCCTTGTGTGCGTGATAGTAGGCATAATAATACTTTTCGCACTCTTTACAATGCAGCTTGCCTGCTACAGCTTTACGCTTATAACATCTTGGGCAGTATCCTTCCGCTTTCAATTCCTCACGGTAGGCTTTCGCCTTTTCTGCTTTATTCATGTCAATTCACTTCACTTTGTTTTTTTTCTTAATAATCTAAAACGTTTGGAGTTACGCCGTTTATGCTTGCAGAGTAGGACATTATAATCTGAATACTCGTAGTAGTTGCACCTTCTATTGCATCTCCTGCATATGAAGTTACCCATTGCTTAAAATCAGAAGAACTATTATACCTGTATACTTGTACCTCCCAATATTCAGGTTCGGGTATATTTCCTTCTTCTACACTAGTCCAACGCATATTATAAGTTTTACCGCCTGTTACACCAATATATCTAGGCAGATTAGGGTCAACAAACTCATTTACATAGGTATTTTCTGTTGTGATTTTTAAAACTTTCACACCTGGCGGGATAGTGATAGTAAAAGCATTTTCAGTGCTACCCTTCCACAATACAGTTTCCTTTGTTGGCAGCGGGGGTTCAGATGTCCCCCCCGGATATACTAGTAAACGTCTATTAAACATATTCGTACCACCTTTTTTATTGGTCTATTAATTGAATATCTACTGTTTGCCCGTTCCTTCTGTCAAAGTAATCTATTACCGTAGTATCCTCAAGCATTTCGAGGGAATAATAGGTAACACCACCATTATAAATAACGGTATTAAGCGTATACATAGAATCAGTCACATAGATTGTTATTTGACTTATAGAACTCCGGGTATCTCCTGTTAACGCTACTGTTAACGTGTTTGCCGTATATATACCTGTCATTGTATCCATTATCGCGTTTATTCCAACTTTTTCTATTGTGTGCTGCATAAATTGAGCCGGGCTTATCCCGCCAAAATCATTTTTAAAAAATCCCGATTGATAAAAACCCATTTCGACGTCGTAGTTTTGCCCTATAGTTAATTTAAAATCATAGTTAACGAGGGGGGATAAAACAACATACTCGGTTTCATATTCGACGTCGGTGGGAATAATCCATTTCCCTGTAGCCGCATTATATCCTGCCGCCGTTATCGTATAAGATATTTCTGTTCCTGTCGGCACTCCATAGAAAACGGCTATTCCTTTATTATCAGTATTAGCTAAATTGCTTTCACCGTTGTAAGTCAGCTCCACTCTTGCTGACCGAACGTGATCGCCGTCGGGCGTGTCTACATGGATTTCAAGCACAGAATAAGTTTGCTGCTCCCCCCCCGAATCTATTAATAAACGCCTGTTGAACATAGTTATCCTCCTATCACGCTATACTTGCTGTTATAGGCAACTTTTCAATCTCTCTATTATATCCGCAATACAATACGTTGCAGGGAAACATAAATAAACCAGAACTAACGGCAGCTCGAAGAATATCATCATTAAAATAAACTAATCCGTTCGCTGTATCTAAATACTTTCCGTTATTTACATTGGTTAGCCGTAATGTCCCGCGTGCGTTACTAGCAAGGTCAGCCCAATTAAAGTAATCAACTCTATATTGCTGTCCTGCTGCCACGGCAACAACTTGCCGAAATAGTCGGCTATATGTGGCATTCATTGTACTACGCGGATACCAGTATAACCCTAATCGCGTCACATTTTCGGGAATGGTAAATGTCGGCATATATTCCACTCGATTTTGAGCGTTATATTGATTTCGTGACGGAACAAAACAAGCGGTAGGAACATCAACGGGAACAGGAATATCCCCCCCTGATGTGGCTTGAAGTAATCTTCTATTAAACATTTTATCACTTCCTTAAAATTCAGAATAAATCATATAGCAAATACCAATGATAGCCCACGTTATCGCACCCATAAATATCGCTTCCACGTCAACGCCTGCCTTTCTTTTGTTGCAGCGTTTTTCTCGCCATAACTGCCCATTCGTGACTTGACCAAACTAGACAGGTTGGGCAAATATTTACGTCAAGCCGCCCGTAAGTAAAGCTTTTGCAGGCGTCCGCTGAATATTCTTCATTGCATAGATTGCACTTAATTTTCCCGTTTCCCATTTCAAAACCTCTCTTAGTTTGTATGCTAAATTTGCTGGTATAAATGCGGTAAAATACGGTATTTTATCGCTAAATTATTTATGTAGTTTAAATGTCAAAAACAGCGTTTTTTGCTATCTCTTTTTTTGAGATATCAAATTTACCCATTTTTGATGTTTTGCTTTATTTAGGTGTGCCAGTATTACTATTGCCGCTTTCAACATTTCCGTGAACGTGGTCGGCAAAGCTAATACCTTTGATTGTCGCATTGTCGATAACATCAAGCCGCTGCTGCACGGTTGTGTTACCTGTAACGGTCAGATTGCCATTTATGGTAGTGTTACTGTTAATGGTCGTCTGACTGGTGTTAACTGTGACGTGCTGCGGGGCTGTTACGATAACATTGCCGTCTGGCAGGATTTGAATATAGCAGGTCGGCTGCTGATTTAAAAATCCGCCAATGAAAAAGCCGTCTGAAATATCAAAGTTTCGGAAGCTGCCGGGCTGGACTGGTTCAGCCGTCCCGTTAACAACATTGGATACGTCCCGCTGACAGAATACCGCAAGTCCAATATCACCCGGTACAGGGTCGCAAATTAATGCCGCTGCGCCGCCCTGTATTCTGCAATAGGGTAAATTATAAAGCGGGGCTGGATTTATGGCGTTGTTTTTGGCGTCTAGGGCAACTATTAAGGGCAGTACATCAACTCGCCCTGTGGGGCTTATTCCGTCGCTGTAAACAGCTTGGACTTTGCACGGCAACGCCGTATTTACCCTGCCATTCAAAAAGTTTTCGACAAAATACGCCATTTCGTTGCCCTGACTGTTACCAGTGAAAGGCGAACGAGTGCTTTCAACAGTTGGCGCCACTATTTGAGATTTTTTCAAAGTATCCATATCAGCTCTCCTGTACGTAAACGGCTTTGACTACGCTGTCCCACGCTCCCGCTGCCTGTGCGTTAAAACATTCTAGGTTATGCGTCAAGCTTGTAACTTTCCATACGCCTGTAGCTCGCGGAACAACGCTTTCCAGCTTTACTAACCCGCCTAGTGTTATAGTAGGGTCAAATTCGCATTTAAACTCTATACCGTCCTGCGTGAAAGACGGGTAGCCGATTAAACCAGTTCCCACCTTTATCAACACAGCGTTACCGCTGCGCGCTCCGTTTTTCGGAGTTATCACGACTTTGCTATCGTCAATATACAAGTCAATACCTAGTTGCTTTGCCAGCTTGTGCATTTTTTCTATCGGGCTGCCTGTAAAGGTTGTGTTTCTGACACTTGCTGAAACGCCCTCGTTGATAAAGGTGTATCCCGCTTCTGTAGCGAATTGCTCGAACAGTTTCGCGGCGTCGGTAGTGCCTTGTACTGCGATTGGCGGCGTTGCCAGTAGCGCAGGATAAATACCCGCCGCTGCTTTGATATCAAAAGATATCTCTGGCGCACCGCTAAAGTTGGCGGCTGCCAGTGTAAACTCACCTTCAAAGACTGTCCCGACTATACCCGTATCGTCGCCAGCTTCAAGACGAATAAAGTTCTTTTCTGACTGCTGTGGGTAAAATGCTAACGTGCTTGCTGTTTCCATGACGCTTAAAGGTAAACCGTATATACTGGCGGTTAAAGTGTTCTTGTCCTCGCCGCCCGGCTTTGAAATCGTCGCTTTAATGCGGTGATTTTCGATAATGATAGTATTGCTATTCGTATTCGGAAAAGTCCCGCTACGAAGCGTTATAGTCGCTCTAAGGGCTTTTATTGAAAAACTCATGCTACATCTCGCTTTCCTGCACGAAGCACAAGACAAAACGTGTTCCTAGCTCTTTATAGTCCGGCTGCGCTCCGTGTCCTTCTTTGTCCACAAATAGCAGATTTCCGCTGAAATTCAATTTAGGCTGCTGTAAGATCAACTCATTAGTTACACACAGCGCGCCTGTACATATCACTTCATCCTGTACGCTTAAATCACAATATAGGTTGTCATAACGCCAGTATAAGCGAATTTGGCAGATTTGACCGTCAAGCGTTACCGTGAATTGCTGATTAGGTATAGCGTTTAATGGTATCGTTTTATAAGTCATAATGTCCCCCTACAATCCCAAAACCTTTTTTATATCGTATGCTACACTACTGTTTTCGGAATCGTCCCCGTCGCTAGGATTAGTGTTGCCCCTGTCTACGGTTGAAGCGTCTGACGCGCTGGCGGCGTCGTCGGATGTTATCGGCTGCACATCAACATTTGTATACTGGCTTTTCTGCTGCCGAATCTCGACAAGATGAATGTTTACTACAAGGGTCGTTAATGCCTGCCCCTCGTTAAAAGCATAATCATATTTATCTAGCGTCATGTTTTGGTGTTCTTTAAGCGGGGTTACAAATGATATTAATTCCGTTGTTGTCCGCAGACGTTCTAGCACTGCAACAGCCTGTTGAAGTTCTCCCGGCGTTCCGTCTTTAGCAAGCGTTACTGTGATATCCATAGGGGCAGTAGTTTTATTGTAGGCAGCAAAGCTACCTTGTTCTAGGTAATCGTATGTAATATTAGCTTCCGCTTTTACAGTGCTGCCTAGATAGGTCGTAAATGTGGCTAGTGCTGTACCTGCGCTGTTGGCAAGTAACCAATTCTGCCATTCTTTACCGCTCCAATTCCATAATTTAGCCATGTTTACGCCCCCTTATTTAATGCCGCTTGCATTCGTAAAGAATAGCCCGGATTTCTCGCTGATTGCTCCACCCATGTCGGCAGCTATGCCGCTTGCGTCCGTTGCTGCGGTATGGATATCAATTTTGCCTACATTGATTTCTTGATTGGTATTGCTACCCCCGCCGCCTGCTGCAATAGCCTGCAACGACGGTATCGGAGTATTAGCTTGTTCCCACCGTTCAGAAATGGTAGCTTTTATGCTGCTCAATGAAGGAATTTTGTCTAAAATCTTCCCTATCCATTCCCACGCTGATTTAAGCGGGGATATCAGGTAGTCGTTAATAAACCCTGCAATGGCTTTGAACGCTGCGCCGCCTGCTGTAACAAGTAACGCCATTGCTGTTACGATTTTATAAAAGCCCATTAGGCAGAATAATAGGATTTGTTTCAATATCTCCCATGCTATTTGGGCTGCCTGTTTCAAGTAATCCCACGCCGTTTGTAGTGCCGCAAGGACTTCATCACCTGTTCCTAACATTTTCCATAAATCCTCAAAGGCACTCTTGCCGCCGTTGGCGTATACCCATAAATCTTCTAGGACTAATAGAAACGCTGCTATAAGCATTATAACCCACGTTATAGGATTAGCTAGTATGGCGGTGAATAAACTCCATAGGGCAGGCAGTAATAAGCCCGTAACAACGGCTACAATAGCGTATAACGCCATTGTTAATATATCGCCATGCTTCTGCATATAGGCGAATACATCCGTTAACGCTAGGGCGAATTGGGTCAGTGTAGGAGCAGCAAACCGCAGAATCGGCAAAAATACGAATCTAAAAGAACGGCTTAATTCTGTAATGCTGTCATTAAATTTGGCGGCTATAACAGTATCTTCTTTGGTGAAATAACCTAAATCCTTTTGACGTTTTATCAGATCATCTAACGCTTGCCGTCCGCCTTGCAGAAGTCCTATCGTACCCTCGTCAAGCTGTAAAGATGAAAGGATACCTTGACTTTCAAGCTTGCTCATACCTTCAACAGCTCCGGCTAAATCTCGCAAAACGTCAAATACATTGCGGACTTTTCCGCTGTCGTCTACTACTGCAACGCCCAGTTGCTCGAAGAATGGCAGGATACGGCTTTTACCTGTAACAGCGATACGGGCTAACTGTTTATTAAGTCCTTCGACGCTGTTAAACAATCCCCTGACGCTGCCGCCTGATAGTTCTGCCGCGTTGCCCCATGCGTATAAATCCGGCGCACTTGCGCCTATACGGTCTGCAACTTTACCGACGGCGTCAGCTCCTGCGGCAAGACTTTTAACTTGCGCTATAATTGCACCGAATGAAAAGAATGCGGCGGCGGCGGCTGTTCCTTTTTTCGTTAACTTGGAAGCAAAGCTTTCTGTTTTTTTGTCAGCTTCATCTATTCCTTTGTTAAAATCCGTGGGGTCTAGCCCTAGAGTTATCATAAAACTGTCAATAACTGTAGCCATTTTTTAACCCCCTTTCGTGTTTTTTCGCATATAGTCGGCTAGTAAAAAGTCATTAGTATTTTTATTAGCCAAAATCTCGCACATATCTAATAAATCATCATAACTGTAAATTGTTTGTAACTCATGCAGTGTGGCAAGCCTTGCGGCGACTACGTTAGCAACAGAGGGCGTGACATTTACTGTTTTTTCGAGAAATGAATACCGCTGCTGCTCGGCGACAAGTCGGGCGTTTCGTTTGACTTGCCGCCTTTTAGAAAACTAGAAAAATTCACCTCAAAGGCTTTCTTTTTCAACGTCCATAGGCTACCTACTTCCTCAATAACTGCGTCTATTGTTTCCGGCATTAATTCTTGCTCTACACCGTCGGAAGTGATTAGCGAACAGCATTTAAGCAGCTCGTTGCCCAGCTCGGCGACTTCTTCCACGTTAACATTTCCTAAAGATTTAAAAACTTCATCAATGTTAACATCACGCCAGTTAATATCGGAAATGCCTTTCCCTTCTGGCAGTCCATTGAACGAGTTTGCAATACCGCCATGAAGTGCCACGGCTGCAAGTTTAATAATAAACATCTCTAGTTTTGTGGCTGGCATTTGTCGCGCCTTAAATTTTAGCGTTCTTTCTGCATCTTGTAGCGTAAATATGATTTCTTTTCTAGCCATTTTTTGCTCACTCCTTTTATAAGAATAGGCGATACTATGAATATCGCCTATTAGTTAACTATATTATATTAGCTTCTCGTTTCAAAAGCAAACGCTGCTGTAACGGGGTCAAGCACCTGTTTAAGTGCTGGGAAGTCTTTAGCGTTAGTTAATACGCCATTCGAGAACATGAACGAAGTTGAAATGCTCGGAATGTTTATTGCTAAACCTAGCCGAACGATTTTTTTCTGTGTTTCCATGTATTTAGCCAACGCCCTGATATAAGTTAAAGACGGGCTATTTGCTTCAAAGGTAAAGTGTATAATATGCGGTTGCGGTGTCCAGCCTGCCGCCATATGCCCGTCAACGCCCATACGAACGATACTGATTTGTCGCTCGTCTTGATCTACAGCTTGGTCGGTAGCGTAGTTTTGCAACAGCACACCTGCCGGGAACAGTTCTTCAATCGTTAAGAAACATTTTGCATTTGCTGATGTAATATCCATTTATAGCACACCCCCTTTTTATAACACTACGGTCAGCGGAACGACTAATCTGTTAACGCTGCCGCCATATGTATACCAAACGTTTATAATCGGGCTATCACGGTTAACCCTTGCGGCTGCGCCCGGGTCTAATACCTGAATATAATAGCCATTAGTGTAAAGTTCTGTAGAGATATCTTCCCCTGCTTCCGCATAAAGCTGTGCTTTTTGGCTTTCACTTAATTCGACGCCTGTATCAATAACGCCGTTATTCAACGCCCTAGTAATTGGGTCGTTCAGCCATGCACGAATTTGCGTGTACCCAATCTCGTTATAAGGTGTCCTACCGATTGACGTCAAGCCGTTTGCAAGTGAGATTTGCATAACATTTTTAAGCCATATCATGTTGATATACGTATCAACAAATCCGTAGTTGCCGCTAAACATTTTTGCGTCATAATAGAACGAAAAATCAGTGCTGCGGGCGGCGTAGCGTCCATAGAAGTTAACGTTGTTAGCCAGCAATGCTGTTGCGCTGTCGTCGTCCGTTACAGACGCCGCAAGTCCTGTTTGCTTACGGAACGCATAACTTACAACACTGTTCGCTCTGTTCCAGTCAATAGAAGCTGCTGTAGCCATGACAAGCGTAGAAGTGTATACGTCAGGCGCATAGTTCATGCAAAGTCCTTCGTAGTCCGCTTCTTTCAGCGTGGTTACAAGTGTTCCCTCGCCGCTGGTTTTCAGGGCATTAGAAGATTGCCACGGAACGTACAAGAATTCAATCGGGTTACTGTTGTTCCATTCTGCAAACTGCCGAATTTCTACATCTGTAGCTTCTTTCAGTGTGGTAAAGCTTACCCAGTTAGTCGATTGATTTACAACAGATTGCATATTAGCGGCAGGCGTCAAAGCGTCGCTGCCGTCGGATACCAGCGCGCCAGTTGCAGCAGTTAAGCCTAATGCGCTTGCGGTATCCGTGCCGAGTGCATCAACGGTCAAGCCGTCTGTGGCTACTGATACCGCGCTATCTGCGCCTGTTGTTTTGCTGGTAATGGTAAAGCTTTCACTGTTGCTATTGTAAACAACGGTCGTTCCGGTAACCTTAGCGGCGATTGCTGCGGCTACGTCGCTAGGCGTTGTAGCTGCGCTAAAATCTAATCCGGTAACAGTGATAGGGCTGCCGTCTACGGAGATAGTAAAGCCGCCAGTAGTGATTTTTTTAAGGCTGGTCAGTGATAACGCTTCTGCACCGAACAGCTTTCCTGCGATTGCCTTAGATACCCGTTTTGCAAAATAAAGAATATTAGGCTTTTTAAAACTGTTATCGTAAGACTGGAAGTAATGACTAGCCGCAAGATATTCAATGCTGTCCAGCCCGTAGTATTTGCCTACAGCGTCTTTGCTTGCATATGCTTTAAGCGTCGGGAATGGTGTTAATTCGTTTTCGCTTAAATACAATCCAGCAATTTCAAGCTCTTGGCTACCCGCTTTAATAACGCGCGGGTTAATTTCAACGATTTTTGAAATAGGTATTGCCATTTTTTTATAAACCCCCTTTTTCTGGTTTATGATGTACATCAACATTTTCCAGCCGCGTTATCGCGATTTTATCAAAGTATTCTGTCTGGTATTCGTATACCGTCCAAAACGCTAAATGAAGCGGCAAGCGGTATCTGTTGATATATTGATTTGTGTCGTCAGTGTATGGTAAAAACTGCATATTTTCGCAGTACAATAAAGCTATATTGTATTTCTTTTTGAAAAAGTCAACCGCAATATCAGAACGCCCCAGCGTTTCAAAATATTCAGCCCGCTGCAATGCTCGTTGATAATCGGCGTCACAAAAATCGACGTTAACGACATATTCACGGTAAGAACGTGTTTCCGTTGTGCCTGCTTCCGTTACAATCTGTTCCCCGACATTCGTACCGATCCGGCGGGTACTGGCAAGAAAAAATACCACGTGTTCTCGTGTCTTTGGCAGTGCCGAGTTGTTCTGCTGCCCTAAATAAATTTGTTCAGCAGTTAACGGCGGTTGCATATAAGCCCGCAAATAGGCTTCTACAGCTACGTTAATTTCTCCATGCTCCAATTACTTCACCGCCTTTCTTCCGACGCTTGTAAGGTTATTCCCTTCGTCGTCAGGCTGATTGGTAAAGTCGGGATACGGCGGCACTTGCAAAGTTACTTCACAGTTAGCCCAGCCAACATTAGACCAGTCCTCAAACATTGCTGTGATTTTCCAAAATTCACCGGGCTTGCGCTCGATATAATCGCCTGTGCGTAAGATTGGAACGCGTGCAATACCTTCAATAGGTCTATTGTTATCGCTGGCAAGAAATATCTGTTCTGTATGCGCCGTGCTGTTGATGTTTTCGAGGTGTTGCAAACGATTCGCTTCGTTTGGCTGAAACTGCACGTTTACAGTTGCAGGGCTAAAAAAAAGCGGTGTAACAATGCCGCTGATATTTTTTTGCCCGGCTGACTGATACAAGATAACTTGTTCGTCAGGATTTATGGCAGTTATAGCACTTCTAACCACCATGTGCAAATTAATTCCGTTCATCTGTTACACCCTCTTTATTTAACTTTTACGTTATTTGTGACTGCATTTATCATGGTAGACGTATCAATCAAAGCTCGGTAAGGGTCAGTTGCTACGGCGTTTTTGCCGCTTTGTGCTTTGCGCTGTTTCATGCGGATAGTGGCAGGGCTATTCGGGCGCGGGTCGTTCCACTCCCATTTTTTTATAGTATCCTGTATGTCCGCTTTCATTTCTTTTGATACAGCAGTGTAAGCATTTAAAAGCGCGCCGTTCTGCGCCGACTTACCTTTTAACAGGGCAGTAAGTTGCTTGCTCCATTTGTTTTGTTGTTCATCTACAGTCCTTTGCATAAAGGGGCGTTCAGGAACGCCACCAATGCCCTTGTTTTGGATATAGGCAACATAAGCAACATTTATCCCGCTTGGATAAGTTGCGTCCGCTGTAAAGCCCGCCTGTGCTTCCGGCGTTTGCCTTACTAGGTTTCGCAACTTCTTTTTCCAGTTGCCGGATGTCCCTGTTCCGTTACCTGTAACAAGCTTGACTTTTAAACGCATAATAACGCCCGCCTGCTCTGTACTTTGCCGTGAGTGTCCAAAAAAGCATACCGCATTGTGTCTGGTTATACCAGTTAAGCGACATTGGTAGGGTATAGCTTGTTGATACCTTGCCCTGTGTCGCGCCGCTCAAAACGCCTACAACAAACGCTCCACGCTGCTGTAACTCGCTTATGTGACAAGTGAGCAGGTAAAGCAGCGTTTTACGTTCGTCAAGGTCTTTCACGGCTGAATTGACGGAATTATTTAAAGCCAGTGTTGCTATCTTGAAATTATTTTCAAGGACAACATCATCTACACCCGCTAACTGCGGATACAGCTTTTTAAATTCTTCCGGGTCGAATATAACGATATTGTTATTATCAGCCATTTTTAAGCCCCCTTACTTAAAAGGGGTCGTTGAAGCAATAACCTTTTTCGGGTCAAGTGGCTCGTTCCCGTTACGCAGTTCTTTGCGTTCGTGGATTGCGCTTTTTGTAAAGCGGGTATCTCCGGTTGACGCAAAAATTAAACCGTTAATGATTCTAGGGTCTGATTTATGCTGTTTTTTAATCAATTCCCACATATCAGAGGGAACGCCGAATGTCATACCAAACGCGCCGCCGATTGGGTTTTTACCCATTTCAAGCCCCGCAAGATGTTTGTTGTTGCCGTTAAATTTAACCTCGGCAAGACTACCGTTTGGCAGTCTTACAGCAAAAATCACGTCTTGATAAGAATTGCAGCATACCGTAACAGTGTCAGCTTGTTTGGTCGGGGAAGCTTGAACAGGTTGTTTGGCGTTAACTTTTTCAACTTCCTTTTCCTCTACCTCGCTGACTTCGTCGCTTTCGTTGGGGTCATAAGTAACGGGCTTTTCTTCCTCAATCACTTCTACCCCTGTCGGCTCGACTTCCTGCGGCAGTAAGGCTTCTGTATTCTTATCATCAACGATTGTTACAACTTCATCTTGTTTTACTTTTTTTGGTCTAGCCATGTAGCAGCACTCCTTTTTTGTATTTAGTGTAAATTATACGCCTGTCATTGTGCCGATTGCGAACGGTCTATAAATGATAGTGCCGTAGGACGAACCGACAAATTTTTGATGGAAACTGGAGCTTTCCGGAATTAAGCGCATAGCGCGGAATTTTTCGCTAAATCCGATTTGAGCGGTCGGCAGTCCTTCGATTGTCGGAGCGACAAGCAAAATGGAAGTGCCGCCAGTTGCGGTAGCCAGTTCAGGCAATGCGACAAAACGGATTTTCGGGAAGTAGGTTTCCAACATCTGACGCGCAGAGATATTGAAGTCAGTTGCTCTACCAAGTTGTACCTGTGTAGCGGGAGAGGTAGCAAGCACAAGTTCGGTGTTAGCGTCAATGTGTCCTGCGCCGCGGTCAGCCATTTTGCCGAACAGATACAGTACATCTTCGTAAATTTCTTTAGTGGATTTTTCAGCCCACAGAGTTTTGGATGCTGCATTTGGCAGCGGACTAACAGCAGCAGGTAAATTCGGGTCGTTGAGCAAACCGTAAATCTCCAAGCCTGCCACGCCATACAAGGCGAATTTGTTGCTTGCAATATCAATTACAGTAGCAGCAGCACGTTGTTTATCTGCTGCCAGTTGCAAACGTGCGCGGCTTGCGACGTCGACTTCTCTATCGCCATAACGGATGTTAGTTTGATAGATGTATTGAGTTCTTACCGGAAAAGTCGGGTTTACATCAGACGCACCGCCTTGACCGTAGTCGGTGTAAGCTTCAACCTCGCCTGTGATTTCAGAAGTTTGGAAACGTGCATAAGAGGTTGTCCAGTCACCTTTTTTAGCTTCTCCGAAAATCTCCCTTGCGCCACGGGTAGCGGTCAGGATAGGAATAACCATAGGATCAATATAAGATGTAAATTCAACAGGAATACCGCTGTTTGCTGCTGTAACCATAGCAGCGTCGTTCGCTAACTGGTCAATGCTATCGTTTGCCAAAATGCCACGGATAGGCGCGCCAGTATCGAACACGATACCATATTGTTTCATAACATCAAGCTGTTCTTGCAAGCCTAATTGATTTTCAAACATTTGTCTTTTCCCCTTTCATTAAGCCCAGTTACTGATGACGATAATATCGCCTACAGTACCGCCGCCGTTAATATTTACTACTTTATAATCAGTTTCTACTGCACCTTCTACGGTGCCGCCTGCTGTGCCAGTTTTGATAGTACCGTCTGCAAGCACTGCGAAAACGCTTTGTCCTACGGTGGCAGCCGTCCCGGTAACAACAGCAAAGTCACCTTTGACTGCTACGGATACGGGAAAGCCTTTAGGAACAGTGTTAGAAGCTGATTCGTTATAACCCAGCGGGTTAGTGATTTCACGCACTGCAAAGCCCAGCGGCGCACCTGTGCCTGTGGATTTTACAAAAGCGTCGTTTTCTTTTTCGGTTGTCGCCCATACGAAACCGCCAATAGTTACGGTGTCGGCTGCGCAATAGCCTTTTTGAGTGCTTACTAAAGGATTGGTACTCATATGTTGACCGGGTACACCAATAGCAGGCAGGATGTTTACTTGTCCTTGAAATTTGTTAGCCATTTTTCTTTGCTCCCTTCTTATCGAATAGTGATGTTTTTCAAGTTTTTCATGTATTCAGGAGTTTTTTCACTGGATACGCTGAATTTCTTGATTGCTTCGTCGTTAGCGTGGGTTACGTCAAAACGTTGTTTTTGCAACACGTCAACCATAGCTTTGTAAGATTCTTTGGGATATTTAGAAGTATCAATGCCTTTAGCTTGCAAGGCTCTTGCGTAGATATCTTCTGCACTGTCATACGCCATAGCGTCGACGTTACCGAGTGCGAAAGCGCAAGCGTTAGCGGCAGCGTTAAGTTTTTTCACGCGTTCCATAACATTTTTTTCCGCTTCTGCTTTAGCATTAGCCAGCAATGCGGGAAGTGCGTCTTTAGCAAGGTATTTTTCCTCACCTTCGCGCTCGTGGTCGCGGTCAATCCGTTTCGGATTGTCTTTTTCGTAACGCTCGCCTGCTTTGATACCCATTTCAAAACCCGCTTTAAAGGCAGGGTCTTTCATGCGTTCCTCAAGTTCATCATCTTCGGCTTTTTCTTCCTTGTCCTCGTCTTTAGCTTTTTTGGCTAAATATTCTTCCATGCCTTTACGCTCATGTTCTCTATCGAGTTTTTCGCGTTCGGCTGGATTCTTTTCTAATTCTTCGCCTTTAGCTACGCCCTCGGCGTAAGTCAATTTTTCGTCCATACCTTCACCGCCTTTTAATTCTAACAGTTTCGCCTTAATAGTGTCTTTTTGTGCAGCTTCCAGCCCTGTAAAGAATTTATCTACAAGGTCGTCGATAGAAATATCTGCGTCCACATCCAAGCCAATTTCTCGGGGGTCGTAACCTTCTACCTGCGCTTCAACAACATTTACAGCCTTTTGCAAATTAGCTAACACAACTTCTGCTGCTTCGATACCTAAATCAGCGTCTTTTGCAAAGATAACGCGCTGTAAGTCAGCTTTGCGGCGTTTAAAGCTTAAAATATCTTTTGAAAGATTTTTCATTTGTTTTTTTTCTCCCTTCGTTGTTTTTTCTATCTCAACAGGTAAACTGTCGGATACAACTACATCACTGCCAGCCCTACCTTGCGGTACAAGGGCAACGTGATTACCTCGAATATCTCTCATTACAAAATCATATTTTGCGCCCTGATATTCCCCTGCGGTCATATCGGGTGTATAACGGTAGCTGCAAGATATCTGCTTACAGCTTCCGTCCTCGACGGATTTAATCGCCTTTTTATCGGTGATAGATAACGCATTCAACAAATACGGTTCTTCAAAGCGTGCCTCTGTTCCTGTGCTGCCAACCTGATATTCTTTAGGCGGCGCGTCGGCGGTATAGTCATGGTGTCCCTGCATTAGCGGCAAGCCGTTAAATGTTGGGGCAGCTTTCGCTAATTCTTCCGGGTCACGCAGTCCATAGTAGACACGTTCGGGGTTTAAGCCTAAATCCTGCCAGTTCGGAATTTCACGCCCTAAATACGGGTTTACAGTCGCCTTACTGATTGGGCAGGCGTCAACGTGCATAAATCCGTTTTCGTCTATTCTGCGCGCTGTTATGGCGGCGTCAAACGCTAAAATATTGTTTTCCCGTTCCATATGGTCAGCCCTTTCGTTTTAACTATTTTTATACAAATGTCTTTATTTGTTATTTTGATTATATCACAGGTTAACTTAATTATTGCTCGTTAGCGAGTAATTCGGTGATATCAGGTCGAAAATCACACCTGCAATATGGCAGTTCTCCCGGTAAAACATTTCTGCCTACATCTTCGTCATAAAGCCCCTCGTCTAAATCAAATGTCTTTCCATTCATTGCAATGTGTGTTTTACGGCTGCTTTTCTCGCCGGGTATATGTATCCATATGCCTTTTTTTATGCCGATATCCTTCGTCTGCATAACGTTTAACGCCTGCGTTGCCTTGTTGGTTTGGTCTATGGCTATCAGTTCTGCCCGCCGTTCTGTAACCTTGTTAAGGTCTTTTATGTGCTGAAATATGCTTGCCATATCCCGCCCTTTAAGTGCGCTGTCAATTACAACATTGGTTAATTTATCAAAGTATTTAGGGGCAATACTCTTTATCAAATTTACGTTACTCGCTACCATTTCTTCAAGTAGCGGTTGATGTAAGGCACTAATGTGAAAATCTATCACAATGCCCGCTTTTTTTAGATTAGCCATAAGCCCCGCTTTAGTCTGTTTATCTATCTTACCGATAAACTTGCTGGCTATAGCGTCCAGTTCCTCGGCTTCCCATTCGCTTATATATCTGCCGAAACGCGCTTTTATAGCGTCAATAAGCTGCTGTAAGCGTCTGTTATCAAAATCAATGGGCGCGTCATTCGTTACCATTTCCGACGCTCTAAACAGCTTGTATTTTTTAAGCACAAACTTTAACGCTGCCTTTTCCATTTGTTTTATTAAGCGGCGTATCGAACGGGCGTATTCGTTCTGTATTCCGACGCTGGCAGGTATTCCCGGTATAGTCACTTGTCGCCGCCGTCGTCTGATTTTTGACGCCATACCTTAACCCCCTTTTTGTAAGGTTTATGCGGGATTGTTTGATATAACCCCGCATTTTTTGCCCATTTTGTTTATTTTTAATCGTTTTTTCTGTTTTTTTATTCATTAGTTACTCGTCTTTACCTAATTCTGCTACAGCAGCATTGAACACAGCATCAGGCGAAAAAGCTAATTCTTTATTTGTGAATACACCTGTACGCGTTCTGCCGTTGTAGTGGTTGGCAATCCTAGTTGTCCTGCCTGTTGTGGTGTCAGTTATATAAATGCTCGGAAAGTCTGTACTGTTTACGCTGCGCGATACAGTTACTTGATAGCCCATTTGCCCCGCTTTATCAATGATTCCTTTTTGTGTTTTATATAACTTATCGGATAAATTTATATTGTTTTCTCCTATTGTATACCCTTTTTCACTATATTTATCTAACACACTGCTAAATATTTCGCTTTGTTGTTCAGCAGTGCCGCCGTCTGCGAAACTTTGTATTTTGTCAGTTATATCGCTGTATTCAATAACTCCTGTATCATCTTCGTTATCTTCAATACTGCGAATAACGTCAGCTTTTGCGGCGGTAACATCTTCAAGCTTGTTTTCAATTTCTTCGACTTCTTCTATTTCGTCGGTTTTGTCGAAGTCTTTAATGTTTTTATTTAAAAGATTTTCGTTGCCCATTACTATCGTTCCTTGTGAATCAATTAATACATGATTTCCGCGAATTGTTATCCATTGCCCGCCATTCTTTAAAATCTGCTGCTCTCTTTTACGCTTCCCCCCCGCATCTTCTGCCAATCTTTCGTCTTGGCTCAAAACTTCCCGCTTTTCAGTTAAGCCTAACAGTTCGCGTTCTTCCTCGCTTAATTCTTCCTCGGGTACGCTTTCTTCATTGAGGTTGTTAAAACCGCTTTTCGGGTCAGCTTTCAGGCACTCTCTGCCCTCGTCAGGACTGATGACACCATTAGATATATAAATCTGCTGCGTTTCAGCTTTGATTTTGTTTACAGTAGCTATGCTTTCTTCTTTTTCTTCTGATAATGGATTGAAGGTAAAAGTTATCTCGTTATCTATCTCGCCCCATTCCTGCACTTGTAGTACCTTTAAGACGTATTCTATTTGGTCACGCAGTTGCTTTTCTTGCTGGCTGGCTATGTGGTCGTAGTGGTTATTTAAATCACTTTCACCTGTATTAAATCCTGACGGCGTTAAGCCCCACATTTTTGTTACAGGCTCATTGAAGTAAGCCGCTACAATCTCCATTGCCTGACTTACTATATCCTTTACGCCAGCTAACGACGTTGATTTTATATCAATATCTTCTGATTCTTTATCTATCAGCATGACGCCATCATTACTGCGATACTGTACGAAGTTATTTACACGATTATCAATCTGCGTCCAGTCACCGCCCGAAAAAATCTGCTCGTTAAGATTCGTTTTGAATACTGTTAGGCTGAATTTGGTCAATAACCTTGCTTCTGCTTCTCTGCATTCTGTGAAGTGCGCTACTGCGTCTAGTACAATCTGTGCAAGCGGGATTCCGAAAAAGTTATATGCCGGGCGTAAAATCGTC